TCCCAATCGAGCTTGTCTACCACCTGGATATTGGTATTCTTTAGTACCAAATCCAGTTGTACATTCGCCGGTTGATAAGACCAGTTATACAAAAGATCATAATTTATTTCCGCATTCACCGGAACGCTTATTAAAAGGATAAATGCTATCGTAAGGATAAAACTTATGGGGCGCTTCATTTGCTGTCATCCTCCGCCATTCTCATTTCTTCTTCCAATAAATTACGTAATTGGATGAGCTGCGTTAATAATTCCGAGATTATTGCACTTTGGTTTTGAATCTGCTCTTCCTGCTTAAGGCATAGTTCTTCAAGACTCATAAGGCTGGCCCGTGATCTCTTCAAACTCTTCCGGTGTTATCCAACCTTTTGCAACAACGGCATGAACCTTGTCGATATCCCAATAACCGTTATCGTAGTAACTCTTAACCTTGTTGTATTTATCGCTATGCATACTCCATACCTCCTTACAGTTTTACGTCGGTCATAGCCGCAATATAGTCGATGTTTGCCTGCAACTGATTCATTGCTACCTCTTCCTTGGAAAGCTGCCTGAGTACAAACCAGTATTCCTTATTGCTTATCTTGGTGATCTGTACAAGCTCGCAGTGCTCCATAACAGTCTGATTCTCGCCGTCGTCAACGGTTACGGTCCTCAGCTTGCCACTGAATGTTGCTTCTGTGACTTTGCTACTGGAAATGAAATTCGTTCCGTTCATCCTGATGTTGCCGAGTGCTGTTCCGTCCGAGAGTGTGATTGTGTAAATTCTTTCTTCCATCGAGGTTCCTCCTTAAATAGTTCGTAGTATAATCGCTTCATATTTTTAGTCTGTCTCTTTGACATGACCTTTGCGTATTTACCCATCCACGATTTATAAGATTGCTCTATGTTACGATATGAAGCCTCGCCTTTATCTGTCAGCTTCTTGTATTTCTTTAACTTCTTGCGCTCCCGCGTTACGGTTTCTGATTTCACCTTTTTGATAACCTTGCCTGTATCGGATAGTCGATATTTCATCTGAAGGTAGGTAAACCAATCTGATAGCCTGCATATGCGAGTTTTCTTTTTGTTTATATATAGCCCCTGCTCGTCTGCCTGTTTATATACACCTTCAAGCGTTTCCTTAAGATGATCCAGGTCGTTATCAATGATCCTTATATCATCCATGTATCTGCCCGCCATTTGATGCCCACGGACAATGGTTATGTAGTTGTCAATCGGTGTGGGATAATACACACCTATGCTCTGCGAAATCTGATCGCCAATATCAACGCTTTTCGCCATGAACCTCTTACCGGTTCTCAGGTCCTTCGGCACATTTTCGTAGTATTTTATTGAATCAAATTTCTCATCAAGACATCTGGCATATTCCTCGTCGGACATATAGGAAACATCAACTTGGAATGTATCTATGATGCTCGAAAACAACCATGCCGACTGTTCATCTATCCTTTTGCAAACAGCTTCTTTGACTAGATCATGCCGGATGTTGTCATAGAACTTTGAGAAATCTATAAAACATACCCAACCTTCGTTTGTCCGATACTTAAGCCAATAATTATGAAGGTCTCTCTCAAAGCGTTGCCTCGCAAAGTCGATGCCTTTGCCCTTCTGGCTTGCGCTGTTGTCATATATTATGTATCTGTCGAATGTAGGATTGAGGACGCTATCGCATAGTGCGTGTCGCATAACCCTGTCCCTCATCCGGCCGCCGTGTATCAATCGCGCTTTCCCGCGTTCATGAGTAATAAATACGTGACTCTCTGATGTCTTATATGTCCGGTCCTCAATTTCATCATGCAGTTTTACTATTTCCGATAGAAAATCTCTTTCAAATCTTTGTGGGTCCCTCTTCCATGAGCTGCTTTTCATCGAGGCTTTGAATGCGTCATATAACACGTTCAAATCTGACACACGATTCATATCCCTATGCTCCCTCTCGGGTTAAGACCCGGATAGGCTGTAATCGTAATCACAAGCCATAGGCCAAACCGGCATAGGACGGCTCCGCTCTCACGCTGTCATTTAGCCATCCTTGGCACGGATAACTCTTCCTTTCGTATAATATCTTGCCTATCAAGAGGACTTATCTGATATTCGTTTCGATATTCTCGAAATCGGGGCGAACACCATTCGAGTTCGATGCCCCGTTGTTGTTCGCATTGCCGTTGTTGTTCACATTCGCAAAGTTCGTCGCGTTCGCAACGTCACGGAGCCACCAGTTCGCACGTTCAAGAGTTACCCTTCGTTTTATTGATTATCGCTACGACACAATCCGATATATTGGATATGTCTTTCGTGATATCAACCCTCTTTTTGTCTCCCTTAGCCTTAAGGAATCTGTTATCAGCTCGCCTTACGCCTTTCATCATTTCCACAACATGATCTATTTTCTTGGCGAACCCGTAGTACCTGTTTATATCTACCGGAAGAACCCGAATCACGTAATTTATTTCTCGTTTCAATACATATGCTTTGGATATCGCTATATCTATGTATATCCTCCGCGCCAACCATTCAAAGAATTTCGCGGGTGTATCTGACGGAAATATCGAATTTCCCATTGTAAACGCCGCATCCATATCACCCACAAGACCTAATACCCTTTCGTATTCACTCGGTATGAAGAAATTCTTGAATGCTTCGCATTTTGCCTCGTACCGCTTTGTTATTTCTTCGACGTTATCTGCCTTGGCATGATCGTGTCTGTACTTCTCGATCCTTTTTAAGTATTTCTCCTGGCTGAAGCCGAATTGATTCATTGCAAATACAGTTATCTCATCCCTCAGCTTTGCGATATCATGATCCGTCTGAAATCCTGATAGCGTCCGTCTGCCCTCGGGTACACTGCTCATAATCCACTCCTTGATTCACATACCGCCCACAAGGGGCGGGGATTTAAGATGCAAAGATACCGAAAGCGGGGCGAACACCATGCGAGTACGATGCCCCGCTGTAGTTCGCAAGGCCGAAGTTGTACACAAACGCAAAGGCCGTCGCGTTCGCAACGTCACGGAGCCACCAGTGCGCACGCTGATTGCTACTGTTGAAGGCTACGATCTTAGTGTTGTCGAGCCTAAACAGAGCGAGCTGTGTTTTGTCGATCGTATAGTTACCACCGGGCCACTTTGTTCCGTTAACACAGTTATGGAATATGTTGCTGCCATATACCATTATTTCATTCATAAGCTCAACCTTTGATGCAACCCACGCTCCGGCTGTTTCTACGCCGTCAGCAACAGCATTTGCAAGCCATTCTTTGTGTTCAAGAATATGTGCTGCACCAAATGCCGTATTTATAGTTGTCTTGGCATTTTCGAGATTCGTGGTGTACATCTTAGAGCCAATATATGCGCCGGTCGTTACATCAACGTTCTCAACCTTGTCGTTCATGTTGGCATTATAAAGAACCGTTTCGGGAATGATAACAAGATGATGTGCCGTGCACTCAGCGTCGCCGCAGTGAAGCCAATAGTCGAAATCGGCAATCAACCATTTAACGCTATTGATCGTCCAGTAATCGCCCACAAGCATTCCATGAAACGTACCTGCTGTTATCTGTGCCCACTGTTCTGCCGTTACCGACGTTCCCAATGATCTTCCGCCGTAAGTATTCTTATGAACGTTTACGTCGTCAGATATCTCTGCAAACGCTTTAGTAAGTAAGTTTGCACTTATCTTTTTCGTGCCGCCCGTTCCGTCAACGAGAAGCACATTTCCTGAGTTAAGCACCTGTATGGCGCTATAATCCGTGATCTTGCCCATAACATCCTCCTTAAGAATTTAGTATTTCGTATTCTGCTTCTGTATGCGTATATCCTGAGTCCTGGATCAAATGGCTTAGGCTTGATTTGAACCATGAAATGATATTCGCAACTGTATTTACAAGCCCATTTATACCCATCTGCGTATCAAGGACTGTATTGCTCGACGAATCAAGTATTGCATTGCCGCCAGAATCAAGTATTGCCTGCGAGCCTGAGAACTGGCTTAGTTCATCACTTCCCTTGATCACTTCATTTAAGGCATTAACAATGCTCGATTTGTCCTCCGACTTCAACTGAGACAGGTCACCTATCTCGCTTCTAATCTCTGTATCATCGTAAACAGTATCCTGTGCCGGAATACCAAGAGCTGTAATATCCGATTTGACAACAGCTGCTGCCGCCGTCACGTGTCCTTCGGCGTTTGTCGTTATCTTATAAAGACCGCTCGCGAATGCAGAACCTTTGCTTGAAGCATGGTCGTAGGCCACCTTACCCCTATCGCCACGGTATGCCGTGCTTGATGTTTCGCCAAGCGCAAGGCTTTCGCTTATTTCTACATACGCAGTCCCGGACCATCTATATGTCTTATTGGTATCCCTTGCGACATATATCTTTCCGCTCTCTCCGATAGCAGGAAAAGCTGATTTGCTGTCATATTCCAAAACGTCATCAACGTAGCTCGGCAACTGTGAGCTTGGAACTTTTCCATTTGAGTCAAGTTCAGCCACACCATTTGCTGTTCCTACATTTTTGACTGCCGCCGTTCCCAAAGAGGCTTTGTCAACCAACTTGTTACTTGATGAAGCTGCGCTTGGTATCTTTTCCTCTATGGCACTTATGCTGCTGCGAGCCGCTGAGTCTTTTAGGTTGTAAGAGGTTGCGCCGCCATCAGGACTTATTTTGCTTATATCTGCCATAGCTTTTCTCCTATGAAAGTAAGATGCCAGAGGCCATTTTCCGGCCTCTAAGCATCAAATACTTTGCAATTAAGAAACGGTGATTGTTGCTGCCGTACCGCTGAATGATGCTGTCCTTGCACCCGAAGCGGTAACGAAAGTCTTCTCAGAACCCGCCGTAGGAAGTGAACCTGCATCAAATATAAGTGTCTCGCTTGAAACGCTGAATGAAGGAAGTGTACCTACCGCTGTGATGCCAGTTACGGTATCAGTGCTGTCTGCCGCTTCCGAAACACTTACGGAACCAGCCGGTGTATAACTTCCCTGTGCCTCTGACTTGAAGGCCAGTGATCCGAAGTTTGCGTGGCCGATCTCCTGCCATGCTGAACCACTCCATACATACTCAGTACCATCATACTGAGCCATACCACCGACTTCTGCGGTTACGCTCTCACTGTTGATTGTAATGGGGTTTGTCTCGGAACCGTCAGAAAGTTCGGTAGTGGTAACACCCATCCAGTAGAGTGCGCTGCCAAGTTCAGTCAGACGCTGACGAGCATAGGCATCCTTAAGATCAAAAGTAGTGTTGGTAACTGTCCCGCCGACGTTAACGGGAACGGTAATCGAAGATATAACTGCGTTCGGCATTTCTTTTCCCTCCTTTTATTGGTTAACTTATAATTAAGTTCTCATTTTCCAAAACACCCTGTATTGGGTTAATTCCCAATTCTGCGGATGTTTTATTACCCTTTAAAGTCACGCCATTTATTTTCGGTTGGTGAGAGAGTTCGTTATAGTCACCTGTACCGCCCTGACCGCCATGCGTGTCGGTATAATGGTTTGCAAATTTGAGGGTCAGTATATTCAGAAGTGAGTTATTTTTCCTCATATCTTTAGCCCTCCCTATTATTCAAGCCATCGTTTGTTTTCTGCGTCGTATAAGAACACCTTGTCTGTATCCATTTCGCAGAAAGTGCTCGCATTGGGTATTGCGGTATTCTTATAAACCTCTATGGGTTTAGTGTCCGTACTCAGTCCGAAAAATGACATCGGCTCCTCGGTCGAATATGCTCCGTAGTTAGATACCATGTCTTGTACCTCCCATCCTAATCAACAACGCCCGAAACTTTTGAGGGCTGAATGCTTTCTTCCGTCTTGTCTTTCTTTTTGTTGTCCTTGCCGCCGTTGCCGTTCTCGTCCGTAAATGCATTGGCATTGAGGATGACATTTCCGGTTTCGTTCCTATTCTCTTTTTTATCTTCTGTATCAATGAGTTTCTTCTGTATGCCGTTTATGATCTTTGCACTGTCAAGCCATGCCTGCTCAGAATCCGTAAACAGTCCTACCGTGTTGAATGCTGTCAGTCCGTCTACGCCCGCATTGATAAGTGATACAAGGGCATTCGTCTTTGATACAAGATCATATGTCTTTGTCCGGCAGAACCTTACTTCGATATCAGCAACCTCGATATCCTTAAGTCCGTCATAAGGTCTCTGGTCTGCTTTGATGATCTCTATTGCAACCTCTATCAACTTAAGTTCCGGCTCTATGAAAAGCTGTTCAATGGTCTTGGCTGATATCTCCAGGCACTGCCAGCCATTCGATAGCTGCATTGCCCCTGTCGTAGATCCGCCTGATGCTTCTTTCCATGACGGTGTGGCGGTTATCTGTTCAAGTGTCTCTAGCAGATGATCTACAAGTTTCTGTACCTCTGTTTCATTAAGGGTCTGGTTGAGGTATGTTATCTTGGCTTCTCTACCATCGCCATTTGATTTCGTCATTATCAAGCCGTCGCCGTCTACCAACTGTTTCTTCCCGTCATCGTCAACAGAACAGTTATGCATCCACAAAAGGGACTGCACGTGCTGCATAATGTCGTTAATGCGGTCGCTGTCGATAAGGTTTATTGCATCCAGAACGGGAATTGCTTTTTCAAACACGCCCATTCTGTCATTAAGCGAAAACTCTATAATCGGTATCATGCCCAGAACGTTGGGCTTTATTTCCTCTATGATCTTGAAGCCCTCGCCCTGCTTTATGCTTCTTTCCAACTGGAAGCACAATTTATCTGAATAAGCGGTGAGCCTTACGGATCCGTCTTTGCATACTGAATATGTGCATCCAAGGACTGTATCCCTATATGCGTCATTCCTCTTGACAACGAATGTTGTAAGGGGATTCGGAACAAGTATTTCAAACGGCGCATATTTCTTCTTCTTGTATTTCTCCCTCATGGGCAGGGCCATTTGATAGCCGATACCGCATATGAAAAGATTCCTGGCAAGCTCCATGTCTTTAGTACCCTTGGCTTGCTCTACGAATGCTTTATTCAAAAGAGCTATGCTCTTATCGTCCTTGTTTCCGTCTTTCTTCTCTTCTTTTTCATCCTTACCCGGTTCTACTTTTGCCCTCTGAACGAGAGTGATCGGATTAGAGAAGCAATAGCCGGCGTGCATATCAACTATTTCTGATGCCCTATTCTCAACAAGTGTGAAGTTAATGTCTGATCTGATTTTCTTTTCGCGGTTGAGGATAGGTTGCTGACCTTTTTCGTAGTTCATCAGGAAGATTTCATCTGCCACATTCCTCTGATGATCTTCATATGCCTGAGTTACTACCGCTATGATATTGTCCTCGGTTATTTCCATTTCGTCGGTCATAATCTGAATACGACCGAGCGTAGGTTCTAACTGACCGGAATTAAGTATCATTTTGCTATCCTCATATAGCAAAAGCCGAGAGATACATTATCGTATTACTCTCGGCTCATGGCTCTTGGAATATTTTTTATTGAATCGGGGATACCTTTAACGGATGCTTTTATGTTGGATAAACCTATTTCCACATCTTCTTTACACCCCCTGCATCGGATGATAATTTTTCCTGTGGTATCGTCCTCAGTCTGAAAAAGTAGCTTTTTCCGGCCGTTCTTTTCACAGACGGGGCAATACACATTTCTTTTCCCCATAGCAACCCCTTTATTATAGAAATAGCGGAGGCAAGATTTGAACTTGCGGCCTTCTGGGTATGAACCAGACGAGCTACCGGACTGCTCTACTCCGCGCTACGGTGGCAGTGCCTGTTCTACCACCCTTTTCGTTGAGAGGGAGCAACAGGAATCAAACCTACTCTTCCCCCTATTATTTTGCTATAGGTTTTGTCAATATTCAATAAAGGAGCGATAACCCACAGTTATCACTCCTATTATTCATTCGTTTGCTCTTTTATCAAACATGATCTGCTCCGCAAACTCGATTACCGGCTTTTCGATAAGTGCATAGCTGACGAACATCCTCTTGCTTTTTGAATATTCATATACATACCTATGGAACTCGCTATTTTCTTCGTATAATTTCTTAAGCCGGGATATGCTCTTTTGAAATGGGCATGGTTTATCTTCGTAGCCATAATCAAGAGCGAGACATCTTCCGTTGATATTCGCGAAACAATCTTTGTCGCACTCTATCATCCAAATATCTCCTTCTTGAACTTTTTCTTATAGACGATAATGCAGTCCTCGCCATGATCTATGTCCTTCCTGTTCCATACATCATTGCCCACAAGTCTACCCGGCTTGCATCCATACTCCCCTGCCTTGGAATAGGATGTCTTGTTCTTCTTAAGAACTGCCTTTACTGCCTCGGTAGAATTGCATCCCGTCACCGCATATAGTGTTA